AGACGCGGTCGAGCTCGATCCACAGCGTGGACCGGGCGACGCCGCCGAAACGGTAGCCCAGCGGGCTGCCGACGACCGGGCCGGTCGGAGCGGGTTTGCAGAAAACTTGAACACCAAAGGAGACGGGCAGCGCCTGTTTCTGGTCGTCGGCCCGCAAGTCTGAATGGCGAACACCATTACCAACGTCGTCCCCAAGCTTGTGGGGCTGATGCTTCCCAAGTTGCGAGCGCACAGCGTCATGCCGCGCCTCGTCAACCGCGATTTTGACACGCTTGGCGCGCAGCCTGGCAGCTCGATCGATGTCCCGATTCCGCCGAGCATCACCACGGCGGCAGTGACTGCTGCGGCAACGCCTGCGGCCACGTCGGACATCACGCTGTCCACGGTCAACGTCCCGCTTTCGAGCTGGAACGAGGCCGCGTTCTACATGACCGACAAGGATCTGATGGAGGTCCAAGGCGACAAGCTGCCGGGCGTCGTCGATGCTGCTCTGGCGTCGATCGTCGAGAAGATCGACACCGACATTCTCGAGGCCACCATGAACGGTCACGGGCTTGCGGACGATCAATCGGCCAGCGTGTTTAACGCGATCGCCGACGTCACCGCGCCGCAGAAGTTGCTCAACAAGAACAAGGTCGCGCGTGGCGATCGCTTCTGCGTGTTCGACACCGACGCCGAGGCCAACTTGCTGGCGCTTGAGCAGTTCACCAGCGGCGACTACGTGACGGGCTTCCCGTTCGAGTCGGGCGACGTGGGCTTGCAGCAGAAGATGGGCATGGCGTGGGTCATGTCGCAGAACGTGCGGACGCACACGGCTGGCGGTGCTAACGCCAACTACGACCTGAACGGCGCGTCGTCTGCGGGTGACAAGACCATCACGGTGGACACCGGCTCGGGCACCATCCTCGAGGGCGACACGCTGACGATCGGCAGCTACAACTACGGCGTCGCAAGCACCGTAGGCGGCTCGACCGTGACCAGCATCACCCTCAACCAGGGTCTGCTGGAAGACGTCGCGGACGGCGCGAGCATCGCGCTGATCAGCACGGGTGCAACGAACACCGGAAACGTCGCGTTTCACCGCGACGCGGTCGTGTTCGTCTCGCGTCCGTTCCAAGCGAGCAACGCGGCGATCGCGTCGCAGACGATCAGCGACCCGGTCTCGGGCCTGTCGCTGCGGCTCGAGGTCACCCGTGAGCACAAGCGCGATCGCTGGTCGATCGACGCGCTCTACGGCACCAAGGTCGTGCGCCCTGAGGGCGTGGTCAAGGTCATCGGCTAACGCCGGAACCTGCCCGGCTGCGCGTGGGTCTCGCGTGGCTGGGCTTAATCCCAGGAGCTGTAGAAAATGCCGACGTTTGTTGTGGAAGATGGGACGGGCAAGAGCGACGCGAACAGTTACGTCAGCGTGGCCAACGCCGACACCTACTTCGACAACTACGGCGCGCCCGCTACCTGGACGGGCGCGAGCACGGCGAACAAGGAGAAGGCCCTGCGGATCGCGACTGCCTACGTCAGCGAACGCTACGGCAACCGCTGGCGCGGCGTCATCGACAGCGACACGCAGGCGTTGGACTTCCCGCGCAGCGGCGTGGTCGATGCGAGCACGGGGCTGTATTACGACAACGACGAGATGCCGGCCAAGCTGCTTAACGCGACCGCCGAGGTGGCGCTGCGCGAGCTCGCGGGCACATCCCTGCGGCCTGACGTCAAGGCAGGCGAGGGGAACGTGACGAACAGCACGATCAGCGTGGGGGCGATCAGCATCTCCGAGGACTTTATCGGCAGCGCGACAACGTCTCCCGACTTTCCAGAAGTGCGCGACAAGCTCCGCGACCTGATGACGGACGGCGGCGCTGGCCTACTGCACCGGGTGACGCGATGACGTTGGCCGATCGGTTCCGCGCGAAGACCGCCAGCGCCATCGCCAAGATGGGCCAGAGCGGCACGCTGACGGTACCGGTCGGCACCTACAACGTTAACGGCACCGTGTCCGAGAGTGCGACCTCGGTGGTGGTGACGTTGGGCGGACCCGTAACAGATCAAAAGCGATATGCAGAGACGGGTGCCGATGTCCGCGTCACCGCCACCTTTTACGTGAGCGCCGACGGGCTGACCGTCACGCCGACCGTGGCTTCACGGATCACGGCTGGCGGGCGCACGTTTAGCTGCTATGCCTGCGAGCCGTTTAGCGTGCTGGGCAGCGTGGTCTGCTATCAGCTCGACGTGGGCGAGGTGGGCACCTGATGGCTGACGCCGCGCAGTTCCGCAAAGAGCTCGAGGAGTTCGCCGAAGAAGAGATCCTCGGGCGTGCCATCAAGCTGCAAAAGCGCATCCTGTCCGAGGTGCTCACGCAGGTCGTGCAGCGCACGCCCGTGGGCAACCGGAAGCGGTGGAAGCGCAACATCGAGCGCGCAGGGCGCGGACTGCCGCCGCTGCCCAAGGGATACGTGGGCGGGCACGCGCGCAAGAATTGGCAGGTGACGCTCAACAGGCGACCCGCTAACGAGGTCGACGGGCGCGATGCACGCGGCCAGCAAACCATTGATCGCGGCCTGCGGCGTGTTGCACAGATCGACAAGCCGATGATCGGCTACGTGTCCAACCTGCTGCCCTACATGCAGAGGCTCGAGGATGGCCACAGCAAGAGCGCACCAGAGGGCACGATCGTGCGCGACACCGTGCGGATGATCCGACGCAAATACAGGCGGGTGCGATGACCAGCCAAGCCGCCGTTTTCCAGGCCATCCGCTCGCGCTTTGCCACGCAGATCGGCACCGGGCAGAGCATCGACGTGGTCTATGACAACGGCCCAGAGCCGTCGAGCATCTCAGCGAGCTGGTGCCGCTTCATGGTGTCGATCGACAACCAGGAGCAGATCAGCATGGGCACGGTCCGCTACCGCCTGACGGGCACGGCGACCGCGCGGCTGTTCGTCCCTATCGCCAAGGGCGACGGCGCTAGCATCACGCTGGCGGACGCTGTCGTTACCGCATTTCGTGGCGTGCGCCTGACTTCGCCCGACATCGTCTTCACACCGCCGCCGGGCGTCATCGGCACCGCAGACCAAGCAGATGCGTGGTGCATCCGCACCGTCGACATCCCATTCCGAGCTGATATCCAACCATGAGCGATTCCAACCGCCTGCGCGTCTCCATCATCAAGGAGAGCACTTTCGGCACTACGCCTAGCAGCCCTGCCATGAAGGTGCTCTCGGTCACGGGCCAATCCATGCGCGACCGCGTGGGCTACACGCAGAGCAACATCATCAACGACGACCGCAACGTTGAGGAGCTTGTGCGCCTGAGCAAGAGCGCGGCGGGCACCATCCCGATCGAGCTGATGTTCAGCCCCACGGGCGATGCTCTCGAGCTACTGCTGGGCGCGACCATGTGCGGCGTCGAGACCGGCAATAACGTCGCCTACACCGACAGCTCTGGCGTCACGCTGGCCGGAAGCAACAAGGAGATCACAGTCACTACCGATCCACGCACTAACGATCGCGTGGTGGTTGGGGACATCGTGTACGTTACTAGCGACGCCGGAAGTAACGCAGGCTACTACAAGGTGACCACGGTCACGGCCACCAAGATTACCGTTGAGGCCGACGCCAACTTCACCGCCGACAGCTCGAGCGTGTCCATCACGCGAGCCGCGCGCCGCACTAACGGCACGGCAGAGGACAGCTTCACCATCGAGGTCGCGCGCTTAGACGTAGACAAAGCGCAGATCTTCACGGGCTGCGTGGTCAACTCGCTGGACCTGACAATCGCCGACGAGGCCATCGTGACGGGCACGCTGACGTTCGAAGCAGCGAATAGCACGTTCCAGGATACCGACCTTGGCACGGACCAGTTTATCGCCAGCGCCACCTACGCCGACGCGACCGCGCACCCTGTGCTCGACAGCCTGAGCGTGCCAGAGATTCGCAGCGCAGGAACCAGCTTCCCAGCCAAATCGGTCTCGCTGAACATCAACAACAACGTGATGGCGCGCACCGAGCTAGGCAAGCTGGGCGCGCAGAGCATGCGGCAGGGCGAGTTCAACGTCACCGGGTCGTTCGAGGCTTACTTTGAGGACTTCGCCGAGATGAAGGCATACGCCGACAACACGACTGGCGCGATGTGGTTTGCGCTGATCGACGCCAACTCGCGCGGCTACAGCTTCAGCTTGCCGACGGTCAAGTTCAGCGACGCGGGCGCAGACGTCAGCGGCAGCAACACCGACACCATGACCAGCGTCAGCTTCCAGGCAACGCTAAACAGCACCGAGAGTTGCACGGTTCGCATGCAGAGGTGGGCATAGTGGATCTGCAGAGCATCCAACTGGACGCCGACAAGCTCGACGGCGGCATCTGGTGGCGCTTGTCTGTGCGCGACGGCCAGCTATCAGGGCAGCAGGTAGACCAGCCCGAGGCCGACGACGCCGCCATCCTGTTGGTGCCGATGGGCGTGGCCTACCAGCGCCAGCTCGAGCGTGAGCAGGAGCCGTATCGCGACAAGATGCGCGACAGCGACACGCCAGCCGACGAGCTCGAGCGGCTGCAACTTCGCACAAGCGCCAAGGCGCTGGCCGCGACGGTCGTGCGCGACTGGCAAAACATCTCCTTCAAGGGCGACGTGGTGGGCTACAGCCAAGCGAAAGCCGCCGAGCTGCTAGCCGATCGCACCTTCCGCAACCTGCTCGACTTCGTGCTGATCCAATGCAGCCAACGTGAGGCGGCGCTGGTGCGCGTGGAGGCCGATTCGGCGGGAAACTGACGGACGTTCTGCGGTGGCACCTGCGACACGGGCAGAACGAGAAATACCTACGCAGGCTGGCAGAATGGAGACAACGCAACAAGAAGCCCTTGCCGACTGCCTGGAAGCAGCGGCCCAGCTTGTGGCCGGACTTGCAGCCAGTCTGGGATGCCTGGCAGCTTGTGAGCATAGGCCGACCCGTAGGCATGTCGGCAGGCGGGTTGCCGTGGTCGGACCTGAGCAGCTACGCCGAGGACGCGGGCTATACGGGCGACCAGCGCCTGCGCCTGTGCCGTTTGCTAAGGGCGCTCGACTGCACATGGCTGGCACACAACGCCGAACAACGGCAGGACAAGAGGAGCCGCAGAGATGCCCATAATCGAGATCGGGGCCGACACGCGGGGGCTGACGACAAACCTGCAGCAAGCCAACAGGGCGCTAGACGAGACGGCTAAGAAGGCCGACCGCACCGAGCGCGAGGTCGAGCAGATGGGCCGGTCTGGCCAGCAGGCCGGCCACAACATGTCGGCGGCGTTTGCCGCGACCGGCGGCGGGCTTGCCATCACGCACGGCCTCGAGGGCATGGCTAGCGGGTTCCGCTCGGGCAACTCTGCCATGGCTGCGTTCGCGGCATCTCAAGCGCTGCTCGACTTGGGACGCTTTAAGGAAGACATGAAGGGCGTGACCAGCGCCACGGGCGGCGCGACTAGCGTCTTCACCAAGCTTGGCGGGATCATGAAGGCACACCCGCTGATGACGATCGCCACGGTGCTGGCAGGCGCTGCGTCGTTCATGGCTATATTTGGGTCTGAGACGGAGGAGACCGCCGACGAGTTTGAGCGGCTAGCCGATTCGATGCGAAAGGTGCAGCTCAGCCGTCAAGGTGCCGAATTGCTGGGCCTTGGACAGCAAACAGAAGCCGGACAAGCTAAAAACGTTATTCGCGAAGCTGCGAACGTCATGGCCCAAGGAGGCACCTACGAACAAATGGCAGGCGCAACGGGCCGCAGTATTGGCGAGCTGTTGGCCATGCAGCGCGGCTTGCAGGTGCCACTGCCCACGCCAGCCTTGCGACCCACTGGCGAGACGCGGGTCATCCCCGGACTGCAAGGGGCTACCGCTCCGGTCATGGCTCCGTCGTTCGCGCAGACACAAGTGCCGCCGGAAGCCGTGCAAGCGATACTGCGCGCTTTGTACAAGCAATTCTCGATCGAAGCCAAAACGCTCGAAACGACAGGAACAATCGGCGGGCAGACTGTGCCGCCCTTGGCATTCCCGCTGCCAGCCTACAGCCCGCAGCGCGTTGACTCTGGCGTGACCTTCGGACCTACAGCGGCGGAAGGGCCGTTTGTGCGCGGCGGCGTGCGATACGGCGAGAGCTACGGCACAGGCGCGATGCTGATGCGACAGGCGGGCGACCCTGGCACGTTCGAGTTCCAGAACGCACAAGCCGAGGCAGCCAAGGCCAACATGCAGGAGCTCATCGCGCAGGGCGAGATGTTCGGCCAGACGATCGGCGACGCATTCTTCCGCGTGGCCGAGGGCACAATGACCGCCAAGCAGGCCCTGGCCGAGCTGGTGCGGATGTTCGCGCAGATGGGCGCGCAGCGCGTGTTCAGCCAGCTAGGCGGCGCAGCGTTCGGGGCAACGCAAACACAAGGCACAGTCGACAACATGGCCGTGCCGGGCCAAGGACCATAGATGGCATTTCACGACGTATCCCTGCCGGACGGCTTTGAGTATCAAGCGATCAGCGGCGCGGGCTTCTCCACGATCATTCAGGAGACCGCCAGCGGCCACGAGTTCCGCGTGGCGCGGCAGGCGCAGGGTCGCCATCGCTTCCGTCTACGCAAGGCGCTACAGACGGCCACAGAAGCGCAGGCGATCAAAGCGTTCGGCCTAGGTCGTCGCGGCAGCTTGCACAGCTTTAAGATCAAGGACTGGGCCGACTACACCACGCACGCCGACGGCATCAGCGCGGCCACCAATGCCGACGTGATTATCGGCACGGGCGACGGCACCGAGACCACGTTTCAACTGATCAAGGTCTACGACAGCAGCGGCAGCGCACCCTACCAGCGCACCCTATCGCTGCCGGTCAGCGGCACGGTCGTGGTCAGCGTAGACGGCGCGAGCTCGTCGGCCTTCTCGGTCTCGAGCAACGGCGAGGTGGTTATGAGCAGCGCGCCAACCGCTGGGCAGGTCATCCGCGCGGGTTGCCAGTTCGACGTTCCTGTGCGCTTTGCCAGCGAGGTCGATGCGTTCATGCAACTGCAAGCGAGCGGCTACCAGATCTGGGACATCCCGCAGCTCGATTGCGTCGAGGTGCTGGGCGAGGTCGAGCAGCCGGAGCGATGGTTCGCAGGCGGAGCTACAGACCACGGAGCGGTGACCGTCACGCAGACGCTGCGGCTTAACGGTGGCATGTTTCACAGCTTCACGCCCGGCTCTGCGCTGAACGTCTACCTGCCGCCCGTGTCGCGCATTCCTGGCGGCGGGCAGATCTTCGTCATCCACTGCAAGACTGGCTCGTCGGGCACGCTTCAACTGGTAGACGAGTCTGGCACCAACGTCGGCAGCGCCATCAGCGCAGGCAGCACCAAAACCGTGGCGCTGGCTCGAGGCAGCACAACGGCGACGTGGGTGGTCTACTAGTGGCGCGCACGGCTGTCGAAGAGATGTGGGGCGGGACGTATACGCCAACGGGCACAAGCAACCTGCCGCTGCCGTCGGGCGTGCCTGGCGCGGCGCGGTTCATCTACAACACCAACGACAGCGGCGTCCTGACGATGCCTGACGCGCGACTGCTGCCAACTGGCGGGCCGCTTTACACCATCTGCAACAACGAGGGCGGCTCTGGCAGCGTCATCATCAAAGACAACGCGAGCGGCGCGCTGTTGACGATGAACAACCACGAGGTCGCGCACTTCTACCTCGTAGACAACAGCACGCAGGCAGGCGTTTGGCAGGTAGTCGAGGTAGGCACGGCCTCGTTCAGCGCCGCGCAGACGATCACGCCTGACGAGTTCACGATCGAGTTCGGCCCGGGTGTGAACCTCGACGCCAACATCCGCACGATGTGCGACGACCTCGGATATGCGGGCACCAACCCGGTGCGCGTCAACGTCTTCGTCGGCCCGCAAGGAGCTGCCACGGTTGGCGCAGTCGGTGGCAACGGCACTAGCCTGCCAGCTCTGGACACGGGCACCTTTCCAGCGGGCAGCGTGATCATCCTGACCGTGCTGGCCAACGGCTATATCGCAGGCCGTGGCGGGCAGGGTGGCACCGGGCAACCGATCACAGGCGGCACGCCGAGCTCGCCAACAGTCGGCAGCGTCACCGTGGGCGGCATCGGTGGCGATGGCCTATACGTGCGAACCAACACCGTGCTGTACAACTACGGGCGCGTGCAGGGCGGCGGCGGCGGCGGCAGCGGCGGCAGTGCTGTCGGAGCTATCAGCGGACCCGGAGGCGGCGGCGGAGCTGGCCACCGCAAGGGCGTGGCTGGCCCAGCGGGCGGCTTCCCAACCAACCAAGGGTTTGGCTCAGGTGGCGACGGCCTAGCGGGCTTCCTCAACCATGCGGGCGAGGGCGGCGGCACCAGCAACGGAGCGCCAGCGGGCACAGGCGGAGCAGGCGGCGACCCTGGCCAAGCTGGCAGCGCAGCAAGCGACAGCACGGCGGGGTTCGGCCAGCCCGGGTTCGCTATTAAGGTGGCGTCGGGCGTGACGCTGACCAAGGCCGTGGCGGGTAGCATCGACGGCAGCGAGGGCACGATCTAATGACGACGCGACCGGGACGCATGGCCGAGGACTTGCTGCGATACCATCGCGGCAAGCATCTGGCGCACTGCCTGCGCGTCGTCGCTTTGGATGGCAGCGAGCTGCTGTTCACAGATCACGACCGCAAGCTAACGGTCGAGAGCAAGACATACCTGCCGATCGTGTTGGGCAGTCTGAGCGCCGACCGTCGCGAGGGCGGGCTGCGCGCGGGCGATCAAGACGTTCGCGGCGTCATCGACGGCACAAGCATCACGCTGCCACAGCTACGGCAGCAGAAGTATCGCGGCGCGACCGTGCATCTGCTCGTCGTGGACTGGTGCAAGCCCGCCATCGTCTACAGCAGGCACCAGCGAATCATCGCGCGCATCGTCTACGACGGCAGCAACTTCGTGGGCACCATGCAGAGCGTCACCCAGAAACTGCGACGCCAGACCGGCGGGCGTTTCGGTGGCCATTTCAGCGAGACTTGCCAGTACGAGCTGGGCGGCGGGTTCTGTCAGGCTGACATCAGCGCCACGACCATCGCCACGGCGATCGTGGACACCGTGCCCGATGCCTACATGACGGTGCGGTTCACCACAGCCAGCTTCGCGCCGCCGTCTGCTGGGCAGGTAGACGATTACTACCGCGACGGCAGCATCGTCTGGACTACCGGCAACAACGTGGGGCAGGTCAGCCCGATCGTCGGGTTCACCTACAGCACGCGAGAATGCCGTCTGCTGATCCCGACGCTGCAAGCGATGGCCGTGGGCGACCGTGGCACCGTGAAGCCCGGATGCAACGGCCTGTTTGACACCTGCAAAGACAAGTTTAGCAACCAGCAGAACTTTGGCGGCAGCGACCTCGAGCCGCGCGCAGGCAACATCAGGGAACCTGTCATCGAATGATTGCTTGGCAAACATACGCCGACGCAGTGCGCTCGCTTGTCGGGTGCTCCGTGAGGCATGCAGGACGCAGCCCAGGGGGCGGCGTCGATTGTGTGGGCGTTCCGTATGCGGCAGCGGTGCAAGCGGGCGCAGAGCTCGAGCCGACGCCCACCTACAGCTCGCAGCCAAGCGAGCAGGATCTGATCGACGGCCTCTCGGACTTTTGCCAGCCTGTCGAGGACGCAGGGATCGCGCACATCTGGCAGGTTCCGTTCGTAGGCGGCGCGCGGCATGTCGTCGTGCCACTGCATGACATCGACGGCGGCACGTTGTGCGTCACCGCGTATGCGCGGCGCAACCGCGTCGTCGAGTTTGTATGGCGTCGCGAGAACGTGCGCGGCTGGTGCTTTAAGGAGATCGCATGGCGTCAGCAGGCGTAGGAGCAGCAGCAGCAGCCGGAGTCTTTACCGTCCCCGTCGTGGGCTGGGCGGTCGGGCTAGCCGCTGCCTACATAGACCAGACCTACATATACCCGGCGCTCGCAGGCGATCCCGACGAGAGCCGCCTGCCGCAACTGGCCAGCCTTCCGTTGACAGAGCAAGGGCCAGGAGCGCCGCGCGTGTTTGCGCTAGGAGCTCGCATGCGCGTGCCGTCGCACGTCATGTATCAGAGCAGCAAGGCACGCGAAGAAGGCGTCGGGGGCGGCAGCAAGGGCGGCACGGATGTCAGCCTCAAGCGCGTATACGTCAACGCGCTGGTGCATCTGAACGACCGCAAGACCGCGCGCCTGTTGCAGCTAATCGGCAACGGCCAACTGCTGCTGTTTAACGACCGGAACCTGATTGGCGTGACCACGGCCAACCTGAGCGCAGCCGTCTCGAGCAG